CCCAAGGCTCGCCAACGGGAGCTGCCCGCTGGTGGTAACAGTATCTAACGCAAGAGGGGCCGAGGCGTGGTCAAGGTCAGTAAACAATGGCTGCCTCCAAGCCATCCCGTTAGGAGCTGTGCTGTCCGTAAAGAGTGACTGGGTATCGGCAGAGCCGATTGCTTGAGCGGAGTAGGTTAATGGCCCGTTGAGGGTCAGCAAATCGCCTTTCCCAGCGAACCCAGCTGGGTAGGTGATGCCAGCTGAACCGTCATCACCTTTGACGCCCGCCGAAACAATCAGCCGGTTGGTGGCGATGGCTGTGGTCGGGGCCGCGTTCCCCGTGTAACCGAGATTCTTGGCGTTGATTGTGCCACCAGATGTGCCAGTCACTTCGTAATAGCCAGCGACTTGGACGTAGATTGTCTGGCCAGTGGCCCAAGGGGTTGCGTTGTCAACATACAAGGCCACGCCCACACCGACAGCCGGAACTGTAAAACCGGCGTTGGTAAATGCGTATGAGTTAACCCCATCTGTGCCGTTTGTACCGGCTGCACCAGTGGCTCCAGTTGCGCCAGCTGGCCCAGCAACATTGACGGTTGAGTTGGTGCAGCTGGTTTTGCAGCAGTCTGTGTTTTGATTTAATGTGACACCCATCGTTTGACAGTCCGTTAAATTTGTGCGGGATTACTAACCCCTAAGAGGCATATACCTCCAGTATATGCCTTGACTGTCAAACGGTTTGATAAAACACAAGTACGGCTTGGCGTTTGACGTGCAACTAAATGAGATCGAGCTAGAGTTGTACGCCTTCCGCATTAACCACTCACCCGAACGGGGTGGGCTGGGTGCATTCCAGCATTTTAAGAACGCTGCAAACCTTCTGTGGCCCAAGCTGATCTGGAACTCTTGGCTGGAAAAACAGATCGAGTCACTGTGCGAGAACCAGTGGGTGTGCTGGGCTGGTTGCGGTGCGAGCGGCAAAACCTACGCTGCCAGCCTCTACACGATGGTTTACTTTCTGGCTGCCCCTCTCCAGACATCAATCATCCTCACCTCCACCACCGCCAAGATGATCCGAAAGCGTGCTTGGCCAGTGATCCAAGACCTCTACCGAACGTGCAAGGGCGGTTATCCGGCTCATATGGTGGACAGCAAGACCACTCTCCAAGCCATACGGGGTGACGATAAACACGCTGTATTTGCCATCCCCGTGCTGGACGGGGCCACTTCCAAGGCGGTTGCCAACATACAAGGCATCCGTTCACCGCGCACAATGGTGATTGTGGATGAGGCCACCGACACGCCGGAGGCGGCGTTCGAGGCGTGCTCCAATCTACAGAAGGGAACCAAGGAGTTTAAGTTTCTGGCGATTGGAAACCCTCACAGCAAGTTCGACCAGCACGGGAGGTTCGCCACACCGGCCAAGGGGTGGGCCTCTGTCAGCATTGAGGACGAGGAGTGGGAGACAGAGCGCGGCGTCTGCGTTCGTTTCGACGGGATGAAGTCTCCCAACATCCTAGCTGGGAAAGAGAAGTACAGCTTCCTCATTAACGACGATCAAGTGCGCCAAGCCCAGAAGTATGATGGCGTGGATAGTCCGCAGTTCTGGAAGTACACGAGAGGGATGTGGTCGCCCGAAGGGGTGTGCAAAACCGTGTTAAGCGAGAGTTTGGTCGAGAAGTATCGGGTAATGTTTCCAGCTGTTTTCCTTAAAAAGAGCCATATGATGGCCGGTTTAGACCCTGCTTTCAATGGGGGCGACCGCTGTGTAATCCAGCTGGCTAGGTACGGCGATTTCGACAATGGCAAGATGGGCATTCAGCTGGAGAAGAACGAGGTGATCGAGATCGATGCCCAGTCTTCCGAGCCGGTACACTTCCAGATTGCCAAGCGGGTACAGACGATCTGTGAGGAGAACGCCGTGCTGCCCCAACACTTGGCGGTGGACGCCACAGGTGAGGGTGGTGGCCTCTGCGACATCCTCGCTAAAACGTGGAGTCCGTCCATCCAGCGGGTGGAGTTTGGCGGGAAGGCAAGTGATCGCCCCGTCTCGCCAGAGGATCACCGCAAGAGCTGCGAGGTGTACGCCAACAAAGTGACCGAGTTGTGGTTCAGCGTGAGGCAGTGGGTGATTAACGAGCAGCTGCGAGGAATGCAGCACGATGCGGTGATTGAGTTTTGTGGACGGATGTTCGATGACGAGAAGAGAATGACCATCATCGAGCGCAAGGTTGAGATGAAATCACGCACCGGCAAATCCCCAGACTTCGCCGACGCCATCACTCTGGTGGTGGAAATGGCCCGTCGACTGGGCGGTTACGCCACCGCAATTGCCTCGTCACGCGGTTTGACGAGCTGGGATAAGATGGTTAGGGAGTACGACAGTGTCTATCACGACACATTTGCTGGGGTATGAAAAGACTGGTGGAGACAAGCATTGTTCCGAGTGGCGGCTATCAGTACACGCAAGAAGAAACAGGCCACACCGAGTCAGCTGACAGCTTTCACCAGCTGGTGACACGGGTTGCCGCCCATCGCCGAGCCAACAATCTTCCCGTTCCCTTCAACATCGCCGACATCGTCGAGGCGCAAGTCTGCGAGAACCGCAAGGAGCTATGCACGGAGTACATCCCGAAGCCGCCGCCCAACCGTGCGCTGACGATTGAGCTTGCGCTGCGATTCACCCGCACACTGGTCGCAGCTGGCGGCAAACGGGTGGAGGTTCAAGCCGAGGCAGACCAGCGGGCAGCGATCTGTGCGATGTGCCAAGACAACATCGAGCCACAAGGCTGCACCGGCTGCACGGGTGGTCTTGTGAGGAAGGCGGTCGAGTTTATCGCGGGCAGCAGGAAAACTCCGTATGACAAACTGCTCAAGTCGTGCAAACATTGCGGGTGCTTTAATGCGGCGCAAATCTGGATGCCGCTCGAAGCACTGCAAACAACAATTTCAGATGATGAGAATAGTGCGTTACCCGACCATTGCTGGAAGAGGAAGCTATGATTAACAACAATTCCCTGCCGCTCGACAACATCGACGAGGCGGGTACACCACCCAAAGCCAGACTCTCTTCACCCGAAGCTGTGGTCGATTTGGTGAAGATGCTGACCCGATCCGACGAGGAGCGCAACCGTGTCCGGTCGAAGGTCAAGGGGCTGATCGACGGCAACCCGCCGTACAGTGCCAGCCAGCTCAAGCGCACGGGGCAAGCCTACCGAACCAACGTCAACTTTAGGGAGGCCGAGGCTTTCTTCTCGGTGGCATTGACCGCTTTCTACGACATCTTCTCCGAAACACCCACCTACGCCACGGTCAAAACCAACACCGGCAACGACGCCGAGCGTGTCCATTATTCCCGCATAATCACTGAGGAATTTGATCGGTTACAAAAAAAGGATAGGGAGTTTGACTACACGATGCAGCTGTCCCAGCACGAGATGGTGCTGTTTGGCTCCGGCCCGCTGACCTTTGAAAGCCCGACCAGCTGGAGAGCCAGAGCCTTGAAGGCGGGCGACTTGCTGTTGCCGGAAGGGACGCGCAGTAATCCCTCCGACTGGGAGGTGGCTGTGGTGCGCAGACGCTACCAAGCGCACGAGCTTTATGGCTACATTCGTGACCCGCAAGCAGCGGCCAAAGTGGGCTGGGACGTTGAGGCGACCCGTAATTCGATCATCGCTTCTGGGCCGGAGAGCTACCGAAGGCACGACAACTGGGAATGGCATCAGCAGCGCATCCGAAACAACGATCTCCACTATTCAGCGCAATGCAGCCTAATCAACGCGGCCCACGTTTATGTGCGAGAGTACCCGCAAGGGGATGAGGCAGAGGGCAAGATCAGCTGCTACATCGTCAAGGAGGACGGGCAAGAATTTTTATACAAGTACGTCGGCAAGTACGACAGCTGGGAGGAGATACTGCACCCGATGTACTACGACAAGGGGGATGGACAGCATCACAGCGTCAAGGGTCTTGGCGTCAAGATGTACCCCGTGATCGAGCTGAAGAACCGCCAGAAGTGTCATATGGTTGACGTAGCCGCCACGGCCAGCTCGATGCAGCTGCAAGCTGAAACGCCGGAGGCGATGCAGAAAGCCAGCGTTGTCCAGATGGGGCCGTACTCGATTCTTCCGAGTGGTTACAAAATTGTTCAGCGACAGTTTAGCGGGATAGCTGACGCACCGATGGCGGTGGATCGTGAGCTGGAGAACGTGATGCAGTCCAACCTGTCGCAGTACCGGCAACGACTGGACAAGGCGGGGGGCAACCCGAAGACAGCCACCGAGGTTCAAGCCAACGTGCAGCAAGCCAGCGTTCTGGGCAAGACCCAGATCGCACGCTACTACCAACAGCTGGATCGGTTCTTTGAGGAGAGATACCGGCGTGCCTCGGACAAGAGTGTTACCGACAAGGAAGCCGTCGAGTTCCAGAAGAGGGTGCGCGACAGAGGCGTTCCCGCCGAGGCACTGAACGACGTGGACTACGTCCAAGCCTCCCGCAACTACGGTCAAGGTTCTGCTTTTCTCCGTCTGCAAACGATTAACGGCCTTATGCAAATCAGCGGCCAGCTGCCGGAGTCGGGCCGCAACGCGCTACTGCGTGACTACGTCGCTGCGCTGGCTGGGCAACAGCAAGTGGGCCGCTATGTGGTGGAGCCGGAGCAAGATGTTTACGCCAAGGATCAGATGGCCGAGGCCAACATCGAGAATGCCGTGATGCAGACCGGCAACCCCGTTATTATTACCGACTCACAGAACCACCTTCTGCACTCACAGACTCACTTGGCCAAGGGAAGCGAAGTGGCTCAAGCCATCCAGCAAGGAGGCAACGCCGCTGCCGCTGCCGACTTTTTCGGGATACTGATTCCTCACATCGAGGAACATATCGGCCAGCTGTCAGCTGACGAGAACCGCAAGCAAGAAGTGAAGATGCTCTCCGACCAGCTCGGTGAGCTGGCTGGTTTCGCTAACGAGGTGGCCAACCAAGTTGCCCAAGAGATGCAGCAACAGCAGGAGGCCCAGATGCAAGCCGAGGCGGGGCCGTCAGCTGACGAGCAGATCAAGGCAGCTGTGATGGAGAGGGACGAGGCAAGGAAAGACGCCGCCCTACAAGCGGAAATACAGCGCAGCGACATCAAACTAAAACAAGAAATGGCTTTAGCTGACGCGAAGGCGGCGGCTGCAATATAGTGACCACAACAAAACCAGAGACAAATGATATTAGTTATTCCTTTTTGCATAAAGGACTGTAAATCCGCTTGGCAAAATATCACTTGGGCGCACGAGTTGGATGGCAAGCTGCCGTTCAAGGCACTGTTAGCCTATGACACCGACGTTCCCGAAAAGGAACTGTCCGAGATAAAAGAGGTAGCTGAACACGCCTTCGAGGGCGTGATTGATATGTGCTACCCCGAATGGATGGGCAACCCCAGCTGGCCCAACCCGCAGAACTACGCCTTTCAGAAGGTGGCGTGGGAGGTGATCGAGAACCTCAAGGAACCGTTCCTCTTCTGGGAACCCGATGCCGTCCCGATCCGCAAGCGGTGGGCGCACGACATATGGGATGCGTATCAAGGATGCGGCAAGCCGTTTATGGGCCACGTTGTTCACGGCGCATTCAAGCCTAACTCGATGCACCTTAACGGGGTGGCGGTTTATCCCGCTGACCTACACATCTACTCCACGGCGATGATGATCCCGCCGGAAGGGTTGGCGTGGGACGTGGCTGGTGCGGATGGGTGTGTGCAGAACGCACGCCATAGCGAGCTGATTACCAACGTCTGGGAGATCGACGGATGGAACAAGGTGGTCACATCCGGCGGGATTGTTCCCAGCTTTCCAGACCAGAAAGTGGTGGACGATGTCGTGGACTTTAGTGCGGCACTGTTCCACAGAAACAAGGACTGCTCGCTGGTTCACCGCCTCCGAGAGAGAGTGTCTGCCGCCACCGAACATAAACCTTTTAAGGCCAAGAAGAGGAGAAAAGCCGTAAGGTGAAGCACCCAGTTTATACTTACTATGTGCCGATTGGCACTGAGAAGGAGGAGGCTTCGCAGACCGCGATGATTCACCACTGGCGCAGCAGTTGGGCCACGCAAGGGTGGGAGGCAGTGGTGCTGGGTATTGATGACGCCGAGGCTCACCCTTTCTTTGAGGAGTACAATGCGGCAGTACAGCGGCTTCCCACAACCAACTCGCAAGATTACGAGATGGCTTGCTATCACCGATGGCTGGCGGTGGCGCACCGAGGGGGAGGGTTTATGTCGGATTACGACGTTGTTAATTACAGCTTCAGCGCACGCCCCCCTCACACTCGGCTCGCTGTGTACGAACAGACTTACGACACAAAGGGTGTCACCCCTTCTGTGGTCGGTGGTGATGCAGCTGGCTTTTACGATATGTGCCTATGCTTCGCCACTTGTGATGTTCAAGGCGTGCTGGGCGAAGAGAAAGGTCGGCCCCACACCAGCGATATGATTGCTCTCCAGAAAATGTACCACCGGTTCGCCTACCAAGTTGTTCCCTTGTGCAAGCAGTACGGCGTGCCGAACTGGGAGGATGCGCCGCTGGTTCACTTTAGCCACCACGCAACCAGCCAGACGGATCGTGTGGCGTGTATGAAAACATCGAGGCCCATCAGCTGAAACCGTGATAGAAAAAAACATCATACAAACTCACCGCTCCTACGAGGCTTTAAGGCCGTATGAGCGAGTGTGCCTTGAGAGGTGGAAGTGGATGAACCCAGACTGGAACTATCGGTTCTTCAGCAACGACGAAGGCGACCTTATCGTCAAGGAAGTGCTGGGTGAGAGGTTTGATGCCTTTGGTCGGTTTCACTTTGGGGCGAGAAACAACATCAGAAGGGCGTGCCTTATTTACCAACTCGGCGGGCTGTTCGCAGATTGTGACCTTTATCCCGTCAAGCCGTTGGGCGATTACCTTCCAACCGACAGAGCGAGGGTGTTGTTCAAATACGACGGTCGCCCTCTTTTTCTGAACGGCCTCTTCGCTTCATCAGCGGGTGATCCTATGGTGATGGAAATTATTAACCTCGCAGTTGAGAGGCTTACGGATGGCAAGCGAACACAGCCTCCAACGAGCGAGCGCGACACTTGGCTTGGGTGGCATTTTGACACTTGCGGCGTGCATTGTTTTAACGATGTTTTCCTCAAATACGAAAAGGTAGAGGACGGCGTATTGGGAGGTGACTCTCACCCCACCTTGGCGGGTAAGGAGGGGCATACTGCGGTGGATGAAATCAAGTGCCTCCATCTGGGAACCGCGTGCTGGCATCCCGACGCAAAGGCAGACAACGGAACATTTGAGAAAGACTTGGCGTTGCTGGATTTAGCCAAGAAGACTTGGGGTATTTAAGATTTACCAATATGACACTAACAGAATGGACAAGCACAACCTCCGCAGTCGGCCAAGCAAAGGCATTGATGGCGGGGGAGACGTTTAAGGAAATGATGGGGGTGATGGCAGAAGAGATGCCACTGGTGCGCGTGCCGCTGCCGTTCGGATCGACGGCAACCGATTACGCCTACGCCCACGGGATGCAGAAAGGATACGAATTTGCGCTGAAGGTGATAAGAGCGATGGGGCAAGCTGCTCCAGAGATGCCACAAGAGCCGGAAGCGACATTTAGCCCACAGAACAATGAGTGAAGAAACAGTAGTCGAAGCCAATCCGGCGGCTATTCAAGGCAAGACAGGCTTGTTGCCGGAGACAAACAAGCATATCGGAAGTATGGCAGACGCCTTTAAGGCGGCAATGTCAGATGACCCCGCACCCGCCCCAGCTGGAGAACCAGCTGCGGACGCGGTGGAGACACCAACAGAAACAGCACCCGCTCCAGCTGAAGAGGCCAAGGAGTCCAGAAGCGCGAAGGACTTCAAGCTGATTAAGCAGGAGAGGGACGAGGCCAAGGGTCGCATTGACGAGCTGGTGGCCAAGGTTTCTGAACTGGAATCCTCCGCCTCTCCCGCAGAGGATTACGACCGGCTCAAGGCTGAGTACGAGGAGTTGAGCGGGGTGTTAAGCCTCTCGAACCTCGAACGTCACCCGAAGTTTCGGGAGCAGTTTGTGGAGCCAATCAACGGCCAGATCGAGCGGGCGCAAGCCTATGTGGGCGAGGAGGATCGCGCCCAGCTGGCCAAGATTCTGCGGATGCCGGTGGGCGAGGCACGCTCCAATGCGCTGGACGAGCTGACCGGCGAGCTGCCAACCTCACGCCAAGCCTACTTGCAGAGCGTGGTCAACCGTATCGACGAGATTGCGTTTGATCGGGACAAGCAGCTGGATAGCAGCAAGGAGAGCTACGACAAGCTCTTGGCTGACGAGGCTGCCACGGGCGAGGCCAAGGCTGCCGAGCGGAACACCGCACTGGAGCGGTCGTTCAACTCGACGCTCAAGGAGGCCCAAGACAACATCCCCATCTACCAGCTGCGCGAGGGTGATGAGGAGTGGAACACGGGCGTAAGGGAGCGGGTCAACCTCGCCAAGCGAATCCTTATGGAGCAGAACAGCTTCGAGGATGCGGCCACAGCTGCCCTCTGGGCTGCCAGTGGTGGCGCGTTGGTGGAGCAGAATGCTGGGCTGGTGGAACACAACCGCCGGTTGCAGACCGAAGTCAACCAACTGAAAGGGGCCGAGCCGGACGCCGTCAGCACGGGAGCGGATGGCAGACCGAAGCCAGTCCCGAACAGTTCCTTCAGCGACAAGGTGATGGGAGAGCTGCGCGATCTGGGGATCAGAGGCGCACAATAATTCACATTGACGGCTGTATGGGGCCGTGGGCGGTGGTGTTGTCTCTGGTCACACCTCGATCATCATCGTTAGTTGCACCCCAGCCAGTTGCCCCCACGGGTAAGCTGGTAGCCGTCATTTTTTTTCACAAACCGTTTGACGAACCGCGAATGGTTTAGCAGAACAAGACTGCGCTTTGAGTTGGGCGCATAAAACAGACTCACAGTTTCGCCCTACAGCGATTGGCAATCGCACTGGCCATATCGGGATTGGCCGACCGAGCTAGACAGACATATCCGCTTGCTTCCGAGTGGGAGTGGGGTGGCGTGTCAGAATAATTTAACCTTCAATGGAAAGGATTTATTATGGCTTGTAGTAATGTATTCGATGCGTTTGCGATTGCCACACAGAATCTCGCTGATGAGGTTTATCGCAATGCTTCTTATCGTTCCGTGTGGCTTAATGCTATTCCTCGCGGAACTTTTGAAACGGGTGTGGGAACCACCAAGACTACGTTCGCTATCGAAAATAGCGAACCAACGGATGACACGGAAACGTGGACGGCAATTACCAATACAGAGGTAGTTGGCGGCGGCGACGGCGGTCCATCTGGTTCTTGTGCAAGTACCTACACCGACGTGGAAGTGGGCTATACCAGCCGCACTTATAACCCAGAGGAATTTGCCCTTCGCGGGCCGGTTCTCTGTAAGGATGATCTGATTTACGATCATAACGTGGACACTTTCCTTCGCGCCTATGTGGAGGAAATGACCAAGCGGGCGCAGCGCAGCTGGGAAAAACGATACGAGGCTCTCTATATGAAGTTCGCGTCGAAGCTCTCCGCTGGCAACGGCTTGTCAATCGTGGACACCGAGGGGCTGATTGAGGATGTTGCCTTGACGGTATCCACCTCGACCATCACGCAACAGCTGCTTGACCAAGTGGCGGTTGACTTGATTGATCGTGGAGCCACTAACCCAGACAGCAATGGCTGGATTAGCTATGGCGCAGACGGCCCCGTGTTCCCGATTCTGATCGGGCTGGAAGCCAGCCAGCAGATTGCGCTGAACAACAGCGAGCTGCGGGAAGACTTCCGTAACGCTGAATCCGGTAAGGGTGCGGCATCGGAGCTGATGAGTCGGATGGGTGCTACGAGGTCTATCAAGAACTTCCGGCACGTCCCGAACCTTCGCCCAGCGCGGTTTACCCACGATGGCTCGAAGTACGTTCGTGTTAACCAATACACGATGTCATCGGCCACGAAGGGCAAGAAGGCGGTTATTAATCCGTCTTGGAACACAGCTCCTTACGAGGCAGCTGTCATACTGAACCCGTCTGTGTACACCTCGGAGATTGTCCCGCCGGTGAACTCAGCTGGTGGTGTCAGCTGGAACCCCACCTCCTATATGGGTGAGTGGAAATGGGTCACTGGTGGAAGCAAGATTATGGCTGCCAACGCTGACTGTGAAGACCCGCTGGATAAGCTGGGCCGTCACTACGCAGAGTTTAAACACGCTGCGCGTCCAGAGTTCCCTAGCCACGGGATCACGATCATCTTTAAGCGTGCGTGCGGCACTAGCGGCTCCGTAAGCATTACAGATGTGACAGCTTGCAGTAGCTAAAAACTGTCCAACAGCTGGCGGCCCGTTCAATGACGGGCGGGTCGCCGGTTTTTTTTAATTTAGTAAGTCGAAGCAGTAGAAAACACTTATGAACAATCCAACTATTTATTCTGATGGAGTTTCCAACTCCGTCCAAGACTCCCCTCTCCGCGTTCAAAACAAGATACTTGGCTCGCTCAAGAACTTGGGTGGAACAGCGCAGTCCGTTGGTGCAGCCAGCGGGTTGAAATCAAACACAGCCTCTATCGGAGCCAACACGGCCCGCAAGAGTCTGGTGATGCAGAACACCACAGCGACGGCGTTGTACGTCAAGCTGGGCAGCGGAGCCAGCTCGACCGACTACCACTTTGAAGTCGCCGGAGGCGGCGGGGTGGTGGGGATGGGTGCGACATTGAACGTCACCGGCTATACGGGTGTGGTTTCAATCGACCCAGCCACAAACGGATTCACTTTGGTTGAGTTTGAATAAGGAGAGACTGATATGGGAGCTACACTAGGAGGTTCTGGATTAAACGGGGCAACGATTCACGTTGACCAAACTGTCACCGAGGGTGAAATCGTCACCCAGCTAGTAAACGCCAGCGATGGCCAAGGTCTGCACTTCGACGGTGCGGCTGGAAACATCGACATTCCCGGTTCGGGGAGTGCGCCGGTTGTTGAGCTTGGAACGAAGTTCAGTTTCGAGTACATACTGCAAGCGGATGAGTGGTCTTCGACAAGCAATGTTTATTTAACAGATTTTGGTAGTTCGGGCCGTTTTATATTTGGCAGTTCAACGAGTGGCACTTCCAACAATCTTGGGGCGCATACGTCATCGTGGGCCAGTTTTGGAATTAACCCGTTGACCGACTTAAAAGTGCATCATCTCGTGCTGACTGTCGATGACACGGCGATTGTTTTGTATGACAACGGCAATGAAATTGGGACGGCAACGCTCCCAACTTCTCCGACGATTGACTTGGCTGCTGATGCGAGGATTGGGGCATCCAACGATGGGTTTGGCAGTTTCTTCAACGGCACAATCTACCGCTGCCGATTCTGGAACAAGACGCTTTCCCAACCGGAGGTCACGGATGCCTACGAGAATGCGACCGTGCCGTTTGCCGACCAGTATGGGAGTCAGACCGAGAAGGTGACGAATGGAACATTCGCAAGCGATACTGGTTGGACTAAAAATTCAGCTTGGTCGATTGGTTCGGGCGTTGCAACTGCTGACGGTTCTGCGTCAAATTCTCTTTACCAGAGCGGGGTGATTTCATCGACGGGCGGTAAGCGGTATCGTTATTCGTTCGACTATACCCGAACGTCTGGAACCTCGCTGGGGGTGCAATATCACAACGGCAGCAGTTACGTTGACATCGCAACCGGCGCGGAAACTGGAACCAACACCGCAACCGGCGAATTTGTCACCACCGGCACTCCGGATGGATACATTTATTTCACAGCCAACGGCAATTGGGCTGGCACTCTGGATAATGTGACACTAGTCGCCGCTGGCTGCGTGGCTGACTACGACCTAGCGTTTAGCAATCCAGAAATTTCGTTTATGGTGCAAGACCGCGCTGGTGCAGCGGACGGCGAAGCTTCCAATGACGGGACGAACCCAACTGGAATTTCGCAAGTCACGCCTCTTGTCCAAGTGAATGCCACGGCGGCTCGCATTGGAACGACTGCGGCGACACCGGCTGATGGTGAGTTGTTGGTGAGTGGGAACGTGGGGGTTGGAACCGCCACGCCGGGAACTTACGATTCCCGTGCAGAACGACTAGTAATTCACGAAGCTGGAGACGGTGGCATTACCATTGCAACCGGCGCGGCATCCGATGGGAGACTTGTTTTTGCGCAGTCTGGTGATACGGGATTAGACCACGGTGAGATTTCGTACGACCAGAACACTGAAGCAATGGGTTTCGCAACCGCTGGTACTGGTCGCCTCACCATCGACTCGGATGGCAACGTGGGGATTGGGGCGTCAGCGGCAGACTACGAAGCAGATGCGGACAATCTTGTGGTCTGCGGGGCTGCCCACGCCGGTTTAACTATTGCTACCGGCACAGCGCACAGAGGTTCAATCTATTTTGCTGATGGAACAACCGGCACTGACCAATACGATGGGTTCATCGACTACAACCACAGCACCAGAGCTATGCGGTTGGGAACTGGCGGCGGCAACGCTCGCCTCACCATCGACTCGGATGGCAACGTGGGCGTGGGCGTGACGCCAAATGCCAACTGGAGTGGGACGGGAGTTGCGCTGCAATTGGGCAACGCCGCGCATATTGTGTCATCGGGCGAATATTTATACAGCGGTAGCAACTACTATTACAATTCGGGATGGAAGTATGCCACCTCCGCTGCGGCAACAAAGTATGCACAAGGCGCGGGGGCTCATACATTTTCTGTCGCGGCCAGCGGGACGGCAGATGGTGATATAAATACAACGGGGACTTGGACAGACGCGCTCACCATCGACTCGGCTGGCGCAGTCTCCATAACGACAAGTGCCGCTGCCACAAACCAATTAAAAGTTACGTCTACCGACGGGACGGCGACGGTAAAAACATATTCAACAGCAGACGGCAGCGGTTTAATCATTAACCAGAATTACGCCGTGGGCGGACCACCGTACTTGCGGAACGCTGATTTCGTGGCCTCGGTGGAGGATGCGTCTGCGTCACAGATGCGGTTCTTTACCAAAGCGGCGAGTGCTAACCCAGCACTCGCGCTCACCATCTACAGCACGGGCCTCGCAGCGTTTGAAGCCGAAGCTGAAATTGTTGGCGACATTCGCCACCGCGCAAATCTTAACGTGCTGAATGCTGCTGCTGACGGCTGGAACGCTTGGGCCACGCGCCACGCAGCAACCGGCACGGTTGAGTTGAGCAACATTCGGTTCACGGACAAGCAGAACTTGCTGACCAACTCCGGCTTCGATGTGTGGAGCAACTCGACGCTGGAGGATGTTGGGAGTGATTTAGTTACTAACGGAACTTTCGCATCCGACACTGGATGGACTAAAAACGCTGGCTGGACTATTACGGGAGGCAAAGGTGTAGCAACCAGTGCCACTTCGGGTTACGCTATTCTTCAGACAATCCCAACCACGGTAGTTGGCAAGCTGTATAAATTTACCGTAACTGTGTCCGATTTTTCTGCTGGCGGCATATCCCTCTATAATCCTAGTTATTTTTCACCCGACATCAGCATTACCGCAGATGGCACATACACATTCACTGTTGAGGCGTTGGCTGCGTTCACAAGTTTTCAAATTCGCGCGTCTGGCACAACCACACTAAAAATTGATGATGTTACATTCACAGAAGTCACGCCGGGGTGCGTGGAGGACACTGATACGCTGGCGATGGATGGGTGGCGTAAAGCCGGAGGTATTGACTTATTTCGCGACCAAACCACCACGAAAGACGGCAGTTTATATTCGCTGAAAATCGACAATACCGCTGGCGAGGCGTGGGACGTTGCTTGGCCGGCGCAAGGCGGCAGTTCACTTGGCAGTAAACCGGAAATTCTGGCCAAGTTCAAAAATCGAACGGTGACGCTTGGTGCGTGGATTAAAGCGGACGGGTCTAACGAGGCGTGGTTGTCGGTGCAGTCAAGCGCGGGGACAGCCAACTCGACCAAAACAAGCTCCTCGGATTGGACTTGGGTGGAGGTTACGGCAACCACAGCGGCAGTAATGACAACTGGAATGACTTGGTTTGCTTGTTATGTAGTGTCCGATTCGGGAAGTGTTCATCACGTTTCCCAACCGATGCTTGTATTCGGCTCCGCAATCGGCTCGGGGAATTATTCGCGACCGAGCGGGGAGATTGTTTGGTGTGAGGGTAACGCAACAACGGCTTTGCCGAATTATAACTCTGTAACCGTATCGTCAGACGCATCGTGGAACTTGGAGGTTGAGACTAATGGGCGCGTTCCCAAAGGCGCAAAAGCAGTTCATTTGACTTATTATGGAATTGCCGGAACGGCAGATTCCTACTTTGGGTTCGGCCCAGAAGATGGACAACGAACAACGTGGGGAACAGGTTGGGACACCACAAACCGTTTGAGGAACTCTGGATGGGTAAACTGCGATTCAAACGGGGATATTTATCTAGACCGGAACAACACTTGGACGGCTGTTACTGTTCTGCTGAATGCAGTCGAACTTCGATAAGGTTTTAAAATGGCAATTACATTAAATTCAACAACACCACTCGACGAGACGCAGAAGTGGGTTTCCGTTCAAGTCGAGGCAGACGGTGATAAGTGCAATTTCAACCACGTTGCACCGGCAGACTTGGAAGGCGATGACTTGCAAGCGTTCGTTGACGGCAAAGAAGATTTCTACCAGCGCGAACTGCTTCGCAATATGTATCCAAGTGCCGACTGCTACAATAGCGGCTTGGAGGATTGGGATGCGTGGATTGCCGCCGGTTGCAAGAACGCTGAAATCACCAAGACAACCGTAACGCCAGCGCAACCCGCAGTTGATGCGGTGATGGGCGAGCGGCAAGTGGTTGTTGAAAGCGAAGTTGATGAGGAAGTTTCGACAACTGAAATCGTCGAGGTTGACGGCAAGTTTGTTGAAAAGACAACGACCGAGACAGTCACCAAGACGGTCAGCACTCCGCAAGTGACTAAGCATAAATTATACAACGAAGCCGGTGAGGAAATTGGCGAACACGCTGTGCCGGTGATGGAATCTTACGAGGTTAGCCCCGCCGTTGAAGCGGTAGCCGAGAAGACGGAGACGGTAGTCACGCGAGCCGAAAGCGTAGTAGAAAAAGTAGCTTGGAAAGACACAGTAGAATGATAGAGGTAAACACAATACCGAAACCAGAGGCGGGGCTTAATGTCTCGAAAGTAGCCATCAGCTTAAACAGCGCGGCAGAGTTCAATATGCAGTTCAACGTGGTTGGCTGGGGTAAATACACCGACGCAGAAGGCAATGAGATATGGGGCAACTCGCCGCTCGTCTCGACGCTGCTGCGCGTGGACGGCGATGCTTGGCGCAACTGGACACCCGATGCGGCTGGCAGCGACGCCGACTACATTGCGGCACTCGCCCTCCAACAGCTTGGTCTTGAGAAAGACGAGACGGTTGTTGCGGTGGAACCAGAAGCATCCGCTGAATAGGCGGTATGCCGATTGTCAACGCGAGTGACAAACGTCCTAGAGAGTTTGGGCAGGGGCATTCTGGCCAGCTTCGCAGCTGGCTTGAAGGGGGTTTTGTATGAGGGAGATTCTGACATTAGACACATTAAAGGTGGGGCTGGCCTCGGCGACGGGGCTGGGGAACTGGCTGGTCGAGATCGAGCTGGCACTACAGATCACAATATCGTTGGCCAGCTTGTTCTACATTGTGCTAAAGATTAAGGAGCAGCTGGACAAGACCGGCGGCAAGGGGGGGAAATAATTTTATTATGTTGACGGGAAAAAAGACCTATATGACGGCAGCTGGCGGGATACTCGCGGCTGTGGGAGCGTACCTATCTGGTGATATGGAGATGGGGGCGTTGCTGAACATTGTGGTGACGGCTCTGCTGGCGGTGTTTCTTCGCAAAGGTGTGAAGACGGACACGGGCAGTGGTGGTGGCTCGGCAGCTCCAGCTGAGAGCTACAGCTACAGCTACAAGGGCCAAGGCGAGTAAGTGTGGGCTGGCTGATTAAGCTGCTGGGGTTGCTGGGTGGCTGGGGCGATCTGAAGAAGCTGGCTGTTCGGCTGCTGAAGATTGCCAAGGACAGCACGGCCAACACGAGGCAAAAGAAAAAGGATGACGCGGTTGAGGACGCTATTGCTGCTGCTCTTGCTGATGATGGCAGCCAGCTGCACGACAACGGTCGAGCTGAAGAACGCGGAGAGGCTGATTGAACGCCACCCGCAAGGATTCACGGATGCGGTTCGCGCCTCCACCAACTCGGTGGTCTTCGTGCGGGACGCCCTCAAGACGATCAACCGGCTGGAGGCCGTGATCGAGCGGCAGTAGGGCGGGGCGAGTCCTCACTCTTTGGCGAGTCCCTCGCGCCCGCCCTCATTCCCACCAACGCTCCTTCTTGCTTCCTCCCCAGAACCCGTCCCAATAGCCCTTCTGCCTCCACTTATCACCGTCCATCCGCTCTTTGACTTGCTCTGGAGTGTCTGACAAGTGCGGCCAGATTGGCGACCAATCATCATATTCCTCACTAGACCGTTGTTCCTCTTGGAAGATCGCGTGACATTCTGGTGAACGCTTGATGAGTTGTTGTTTATTTGTACCCATAACCACCTATGCAAAAACCTCCCATTTTTGTGGGGTTATCCATTTGCCTAAATTTAGCTTGTGAGGCCCTCGCGTCCAAACCCTGCCAGACTGGGGCAAACCACCTTCGCATTCTTGGCATACACTCGGTGGATCGCAGCTGAGTTATGCCCCAGAGCCACCATTGCCAGCCGCTCCGGCATCCCCAGTAAGAACGCCCTCTCGGCCCAAGCGTAGCGGTAGCTGTGCAGCGTGATGCCGCTGATCCCAAGGGTGAGGCATTTTCGCCGAAAGATGTTGGCTCGCTCCTTCTGGCCCAGAGCGTGGATGGCGGGTAGATACAACCCGTGCGACCTCCCAGCTGCCACGCCTAGCAGCACCCGCTGCAATTCTGGGCTGATCGCTTGGGCTGCCCGTACCCCAGTCTTACATCGGTGATAGGTAATCACCCCGCTGGCCAGCTCCTCGATGCGAAAGCTGGCCGCATCGGACTGAGCCGCGCCCGTTTCCCAGAGGATGTCGAGGTAACATTTCCAGCGTGTGGTGCGAAGGTTAGAGTGCAACCGGCGATGCTCGCTTTCGGTGATCGCTCTGACCGGTCGCTTGGGTAGTTTTGGCCAGAGCCGCTTGGGTAGGACGGGGTGGGTGAGTAGGCCCATCTCGATGGCAAGGTTTTGAAGTGTGCCGAGGTAGACCTTGGTCTTCGTGCCACCGGCCTTGAGCAGCTGAAGGAAGTCGCAGCCGTTGGTCGCTGCGATGGGCAGCGATTTGAGTTTATCCCAGCGTTTGTTGCCTAATTCGCGCAGCTTGCGCTCCACGGTGGTAGCACATCCGGTCTGTATGAATGTGGATATAAGGGTGTCCCAAGTGACAGTGTTCGCGGTCGGTGTCGTGGTGGTCATAGTGTTTTTAGTTGTCGCTGCCCCCCGCTTATGGTTCCTTGCTCGCCGTTCGCTGGGTGGCGGGGTAGCCAAGTGGTAAGGCAGGGCTCTGCAAAAGCTCTATCGCCGGTTCGATTCCGGCCCTTTGAACAACTCTGCAAGACCCCTAACGCGCCCACTGGCGGCGACCAATATAGACCACACAAAATCTTTTTCAACTTTTTTTCAAAAAAATTGTTGACAGTTTTATGGGTGGGGTCTACCTTGCTCGCCGTGACCGACAGCAATGCCTAACCAGAGACACCCAGACAAGGACAGACTGCGAACTTGGATGTTCGCCAAGGACATCCAGACGCTGAAGGCTATCGCTGACCGTGAAGGCGTTGAGATGGGCGATCTATTATCGGCGTTAACAAAACTACACAAGGACGAGAAGAAGGGGTTTATTTCTAAATGGCTAAAGTAACAGCAACGAACGGAGAGTTAGGATTTGCGGAGGCGCAAATGGAGAACGATCGCAAGCACCACGATGATGGCAGCAAATGCTTGTGCTACGTGAAGGTGCTGCTGGCGGTCGTGTTAACATATTGCTGCACAAAAATGTACAGCCACTACGTCGGCAGCAACAACCCGCTGGCCGAATCGCGCAGTATAGTTGAGCTGCGACAGGTCATCGCCTACCAAGCGGAGGTCATCGGTGGGTTGAGGCACGAGCAGCTGGGACACGGGCAGCACGCAGAAAACTGTCCCAAATGCCGAGGCAACATTACCTCGACGCCAGCCCAATAATTTTTTTTACCCAAGGTGAGGCCCACCCGATATTGTACTTCAATAATCTTTTTTTGCCAAAGGTGAGGCCCACCCGAGAAGAATGAACCAACAACAGACAAGCACCGTGGTTATCGGCAGCAAATCCCACGCTGCGCTCAAGCGTTTGTGTGCCGAGCGCGGCCTCAAGCTAGGGGCATTGGCCACACGGATTATCGAGGAATACCTAAATGAAAATTTTCGGACTAGCAGGAAAAAAACGAGCCGGTAAGGACACCGTTTTCTCGATCGCCCGTGATCTGGTGGACGGTCAAGCGGGGCGTGTGGCGTTCGCCGACCCCCTCAAGCGTGAGGTAGCTGCGGCAACGGGTATGCCGGAGACGTTCGTCGAGGCAAACAAGTCGCAGTTTCGTCCCGTCCTCCAGTGGTGGGGTACAGAATTTCGGCGGCAATATTTTGGAGCTGATTATTGGATCAATCAGATGGCCGAGGAAATCCGAGTGATGCGCCGAGTGGTGGACGTGCTGTTCATCACTGACGTGCGCTTCCCCAACGAAGGAGACTGGGTGCGCGATATGGGCGGCGCGATGGTGCGTGTCGAGAGGGATGTGGCGGGTACGAGGGACGGTCATTCCACCGAGGTGGAGATGGACAGCTACCGCCACTACGACCACACACTCGACAACCACGGCACGGTGCAAGAGCTGGCAATGGGTGTCGGTGAAATGCTCAGAAAATTTCTATCCGCGAGTGCGGAAACAGAAAACACGATAACAACAACAGAAAAGGAAAACTAAATATTATGTTTCTATCTGCAACGGAAGCCCCCGCCAAAGGGGGATTTGAGCCACACCCGAAAGGGTTGGCTAACGGCGTGTGTGTCGAAGTGGTTACACACAACAAGAAAACCGGCGACCCATTCACACGAATGGTGGAAGGTGACACAAAAAACCGGATCATTCTGGTTTTTCAAACGGACAAGACGGCCACCAAAGAGGACGGCTCCGAGGTGAACTGCGTCTACTGGGACTGGCACAACGTGCCGCAGTCAATCGCCAACGAGAGTGCATCGCTGCACAAGCGGCTGAAGGGCTGGGAGGTTGACACGACGAAGGATTTCGCCACGAAGGAGGATTTCGAGGCGGCGGTGGTCGGGCGTGCAGCTACGCTGATGTTCACGCACAACGAGTCTAACGGCAAAACCTACGCCAACCTCGACGTTTGCACCCCGCTGGAGGATGCGAGCAAGGCGTTCGTGGCGAAGGATTATCAAACCTACAACGAGGTCGCACCTTTCTGATATGTTCCTCTCAGCTCAACCGCAACAACGCGAGCTGAACCAAGATGGTGGTGGCCATTGGTATTACCCCGATGGTCGCCCCCTTCACACTGTTGACAAGAAAGACGGCAGTGGGAAGAGGAACACCACGAAGGCAGACGCTCGGACGCTGGGACTCTTTCCCAGTGTCACCACAATCACGAAGGTTGTGGCCAACCTATCGCTCGACCGCTGGAAGCAGAATCAAATGCTGAAAGCGTGTGTCGCCAACCCCATCAGTGAGGGTGAGGCGGTGTCCGAGTACGAGGGCAGGATGCTCCAGCTGGCACAGAAGAAAATGGTGGACGCCCGTGCATTTGGGTCGCTGTTTCACGCTGCCATCGACGAGCTTAACGTCACCGGCTACCTCGACTCCAGCTACGACGAGGTCAAGCCGTTTGTGAAATATTATATCGAGTGGACTCGTGACCATAAGGTTTCGTTTGTTGGGACAGAGTTTGTCTGCGTCAACGAGAAGCTGGGCTACGCTGGCCAAGTGGATGGACTCGCCATCGTTGATGGCAAGCTGACGCTGCTCGATTACAAGACGCAAGATGTTAAGAAAACCAACGCCAAGGGCGAACTGAAACCAAACTTCTACGACAGTTGGGGGTGGCAGTTGGCAGCATACAAGAATGCCAGCTGGGACAATAAGCCTCCACGCATACAGCAAGTGATGAGCGTGGTGCTGTGTTCGCAATCACCGTGCTACCCAATCACCAAGGTGTGGACTCGGTCGGAGATAGCCAATGCGTGGAAGGTGTTCAAGGCAAGTTGCGCGATCTGGCAGCTGACCAACAAGTTCAATCCAGCGGTCAACGCCAAGATGATCCACAACAATGGGTAAGGCGCAGCGAGAAAAGGGCAAGCGAGGGGAGCGTTTGTGGCGCGATCTATTGCGCGACTTTGGGTTCCACACGGCATACCGCACGCAACAATTCAGCGGTAAATGTCCGGAGGGTTCTGCGGACGTAAACTGTCCGCAGCTCCCCTCCCTACACTTCGAGGTGAAAAACGTCGAGAGGCTATCAATATGGCCTTCTATGACCCAAGCCTCAGTCGATGCTCCAGCTGGCAAAATACCCGTGGTGGCTCACACAAAGAAACGCCACGGGTTTCTGGTCACGCTGACGGGGGAAGATTTCCTCAACATCATACGACGCAGCGATCTGGTTGCCAGTGTGCTCGAACGCGAGGAGGTGGTGGAGTGACTCTCAGCATCCCCGACGAGGTGATGGCGTCCAGCCTTTCGGTGTCCACGAAAATGACCGTCGCTGTGGCAATGAACCACCCTCTGCACACCAGAGCCGAGGTTGCAAAGCTGCTGAACATCACCCGTGGGAGTGTCAACAATGCGATAAAAAAGGCTAAACTTGAGGGTATCGATATTGATACAAAGAGTATCGATATCGATACAAAGTGTATCGATATCGATACTCCATACCTAGTAGGTAGTAGTAGTAGTAGTGGAGAGGGGGAAAGGAAGGCTCAAACCCTCGAAGCAAAACCTCCGACACGGGAAGAGGTCGCGGCTCACGCTGTGACGGTGGGAGCGGAGGCAATCGTAGATGAATTTTATGACACCTACTCGGAGCGGGGTTGGATGTCGAAGGGGGAGCCGCTCCAAAACTGGAAGGCTATGTTCCGGTGGTGGACGAAGAACAAGGCAGCTGCCCCGTGCGTCGCAAGTCGCGGCAAGAAGCGGATGTCAGCTGAAGACGCTCGCTACGCTATGGACGCCGCGACATACGAATGAACATCACCGCCACAATTCTAATTCTAATGAACCTAATACCAACCATACCGAACGACCGTAACGCCGAGCTGGGCCTACTGGGTGCAGCTATTCAAGGCAAATTCGACGACATCTACGCCGCTGGCGTGAGCGACGATTTCTTCCACGACACTCAGTGCCGAAAAATGTGGAAGAAGCTAGAGGAACTGGGGGCAAATGGCATACCCATAAAACTGGACACGCTGGCTCACGCTGGTAGCGACACTGCAACAGTCGGCGACTGGATGGAGGCTGAGTCAGCGTGTCCGTCTGTGGTGAACTGGCCGTACTGGGCCGAGGTCTGCGACGAGAAACGCAAGGCGAGGGTGGCACAAGAGACTGGCCTAGAGCTGGCTCAAAGTGCGGCGACGTGCGAGAGCATCGAGGAGCTGGTAGCCAAGGCCGAGTCGGCAATGTTCGCGCTGTCCGAAAAGGTTTCCACAAAAGAGGACACCCGCGCCGAGTCATTCCATCGAATCGTTGACACGCTGGAGGAGGCACACAAAGGGGGCAGGGTGGGTATCTCCACCGGCTTCCCAGCTGTTGACCGAATCGTCGGGGGTCTTCGTGGTGGCCAGCTCATCACCATCGCGGCACGTCCAGCCGTTGGTAAGTCTGCGCTGGCTGGCAACATTGCCGAGAAGCTGGTGATGGAAGGCACGCCGGTCGCGTTCTTCAGCTACGAGATGACGCAAGACGAGCTGAATCTGCGGATGCTCTGTTCGCTGTCCGACACAAACCTAATCGGCGATGTGATTAACGGCGGGGTGCAAGAGCCAAGCAACCGCCTTCGCGTTATGAGCCAAGCAGCGCAGTGGGTTCCAAAGCTAAAGGCCGCACCCATTCACATCATCGACAACGGCAACCTCACTGTCTCCCAGATTCGCAGCAACGCTCGCCGCTTGGTCAAGGACAACGGGGTGAAATTGATTGTCGTCGATTACATCCAACTCATTAAGCCAGCTGCCGAGGATCGACGAGCGCAGCGACACGTCCAAGTTGGCAACATCACCGCCGAGCTAAAGCAGATGGCGATGGAGCTGAAGGTTCCGGTCATCGGGTTGGCCCAGCTGAACCGAGGTATCGAGGGTGAGGCAAGGAGGCCGCGCCTGTCGGATTTGAGAGAATCGGGGAGCATCGAGCAGGACAGTGATTTGGTGGCCTTCCTTTACATCGACGACCCCGCGATGATGGACGGCCCGAATATGCTGCTCAAGCTGGCCATCGGGAAGAACCGAGCGGGTCGACAAGGCGAGGTCGATCTGGTTTTCGTGCGAAACAAAATTAGATTCGAGGATGCGTACCAACCGAAACACGAAGCGTGGCTGAACGAGAAAAAGAAACAGCTGGCGAACTAGTTGCAATGATTTTAGCGGGACATTTAATACTAACCACAACCCGTCTGTTAGAAAGGCAGACGCTATGCTGTTTAGGACAAATGCTGGGCTGCAACCTACCCGCTAAACCCCGACCCGCGCTAGTGGTGTTCGGGGGAATTTTTAATAGAAGATGGACAGGGAAATGATTAGCAATGATAAATATTGTACGAGAGCGGAAGTGGCAAAGCTCCTGCGGATCACCCCCCGCTGTGTGGCTGAGATCAAAGAATTGAAGCCGATAAGAATCAACTCGAGGCTTCTTCGGTATAGAGTGAGAGATGTGGAGTTATGGCTAAAGGAGTTGGCGGGAAGGAATCGATGAAGAAGTACGGGGAGGAAGAGTGGATCGACTTTGCCTGTCGATTATTTGAGGGGAAACGTGTCAGCTATTGGCAGATGAAACACCCACCCAACTACAAGCAGCTGGAGGAGAGCTTCAATGGTGGTAAGGAGCTGAGTAAGGAGGAGCAAGAGAGAGCCGAGGCAATCAAGGAAGACGCACGCCGACGGGAGTGGTGGAAGAACAAAGCGAAGGCTCTGCTCGCCGACCACAACGCAAAGCGCAACGACCTAGAGGCCGCCGAGATCGGCACAAGGAACAACGCTCAACTCAACCAACAGTTGAAGGAGCGGATCAAAGAGACGAGGAGATAATTTTACAGCTGGGCATAGAGCCGGTGGATGTTGCCGGACAGGGTGGTTGATCGTGGTTGGTTTGCACCTTTAGTGAACACCAGCTGTCTTTTTTTTGTGAAAGATGAGGCAGCCATTTACGAGTTGGTTAGCGCAGTCATCGTCCAAGCTGCCATCGACTTCGTCGATGCCCACAAAAGTGGAATCATCTACGGCCACCACACCGTCGATCCCGACAGAATGCAGCGCATCGTACAAAAAAACCACCCATCCCGATGCTCGCTGCCAAAGTGGATGGAGCCGTCGGACGTGTATTCGTGTGTGTCGTTCCTGTTTCTCTCAACAACGCTCGAAGACATCATCCCCACGGCTTGGGAGGTCAGTCCCGATGCTGTGCGGAGTGCCATTATTGAAGCTGCTCAAACGGGAGCCGAGATGAGACTGAATTATCGCCAAGAAGGTTTATAGCTGTGAGTAAAGTACTAATCACTGGAATAACTGGGCAAGACGGCAGCTGGCTTGCGGAGAAGTTGCTGGCCAAGGAGTACGAGGTGCACGGCGTGGTTCGTCGAGCCAGCACAATCAGCACCGACAGAGTCGACCACATTTACGAGCGCATCCAGCTGCACCGTGGAGATGTCACCGACTTCCGCTCGCTGGCGGGTATCGTCAAGAGGGTGCAACCTAATTGCGTCTACAATCTGGCAGCTCAGTCGCAAGTGCGCGACTCGTTCGACGTGCCGGACTCGACGCACGGCATCACGTTTGGCGGGGCAGTCAACGTGTACGAGGCGGTGAGGCTGTTCGCGCCGGAGGCAGCTGTCTATCAAGCCAGCTCGTCGGAGATGTTCGGCAACGAACTGCGCGACGGGGAGGCTCTGAAGGAGAGCACATCACTGGCTCCCGTCTCCCCCTACGGGATAGCCAAGACGGCTGCACACCATACCGCTGCGCTGTATCGGGACGCCTACGGTATGGACATCTCGTGCGGCATCCTCTTCAACCACGAGAGCGAGCGTAGAGGTGAGACGTTTGTCACCCAAAAAATTGCCAAGGCAGTCGCCGAGTTTGTCATCAAGCGACGTGACGTGGAGCGCAACCCGCTGAAGCTGGGCAACCTCTCCGCAGCGAGGGACTGGGGGTACGCGCCAGACTATATGGACGCTGCCATACTGATGGTCGAGTCGGGCAACCCAAGCGACTACGTCGTGGCAACTGGTCGCAGCTGGAGCGTGAAGGACTTCCTAGTCAAAGCATTCAAATACGCCAACGTCGGACACTGGAGTGACTACGTCGTGGTGGATCAAAGACTCAAGCGGCCCAACGAATTGCACACGCTGATCGGTGACGCCTCCAAGATAAAGAAGGAGCTGAAGTGGCAGCCCACTGTCAAGTTTGCCAAGCTCGTGGAGAAAATGGTGGATTATCAAATAGACCAGATTTACAGCAAGCGATGAACATCTTGAAAGAGGATACCCATATGGACGCTGACCTTGGAGGGGCATACATCAGCGCACGCATCGTCAAGCTGAAGTTCAGCGGCCAAGAGCTGGCTCACATCCTAGCTATAAACAAAGAAGACATACCCGAAGAACTGGTGGAGGTGGTCGAGGTCATCCTTGGCCCAGCTTGCCAGTACAACACGCTGTGAAAAACAAAATGAAAAACAATTTACGACAGCTGGCACAAGCTGCCTCTGCGTATTGGAAAATACCAATGGATCAGCTGCAAAGCACATCACGCAAACCGTCGCTGGCTTGGCCTCGGTGGGTGTGTATGTACCTCGCAATCGATGCGGGTTATAGGCGCGTCGATATAGGCAACTGGTGGAGGCGGGATCACTCCACCGTGACACACGGGAACAAGAAAGTCGGCGAGGCGATCCAGCTGTACCCCGCTGACAAGCAAGACGTACTCGATTTCGTGGATTTTTGGAGAGACTCCCTCCGATGACAGACAGAGAGAAAAAGGCTAAAGAGTACGAGGGTCACGTCATCCAGCTGGTGAGGGCAAAGGATCGGTGCGCGTGGAGTTCGCCGCCCAACCAGTACGCCAACATTGACGGTATCACCTACGACTCGGTGACTCACGAAATGATAAGCGCGTATGAAATTAAATGCCGCAACCTCTCGTTGCCCCAGCTGTTGCTGGACTACGGTGGCGAGCTGATTGTCGATGCCTCCAAGGTGGAGGTGCTTCAAAGCATCAGCCGCTCGCTGCGTATCCCCAGCTATCTACTGTGCTACTGTTTGAAGGACGGGGTGGTGTTGAAGTCGAAGATAACGAACGACAGCGGCCTCTTCGTCTGCGATAAAAAAGACACCACGAGAGAAATCTCAGCTGGAATGGACAAACCGACCACGACCAAGAAGGTGTCACATATCAAGCTAGATGGAACAATTATTCTCTCCACCAAGGAACCTCAAGGAACAGTCTAGGCGCAAGGTATTCGTCGCTGGCCACAACGGAATGGTTGGGCGTGCCGTGATCCGTCGCCTCCAGCTGGATGACAGCTGCGCAGTCGTGCTCCCCGATGAGCGCAGCGATTACCGTGCGCTGCACAATGTTGTTCGTGATATACAGCGAGCCAAGCCGGACGTGGTTGTGCTATGCGCCGCCAAGGTTGGGGGTATACACGCCAACAACACTCAGCGAGCGGACTTCATACGGGACAACCTACTCATCGAGCTGAACTGGATCGAAGCCGCACGCCAGTTTGGAATCGAGAAGCTAATTCTACTGGGGAGCAGCTGCATCTACCCTCGCAACGCACCGCAACCAATGGCCGAGGAGTCGCTGCTTACTGGCACGTTTGAGCCAACCAATCAACCCTACGCCATCGCCAAGGTGGCTGGCATTGAACTGTGCGACAGCTATCACCAACAGCACGGCTGTAATTTCTTTGCGCTGATGCCGCCCAACCAGTACGGCCCCTTCGATAACTTTCGGGAAGGTGAATCGCACGCTGTAGCTGCGTTCCTACGGCGAGCTTACGAGGCCAGCGACACCGACACCGCAGAGCTGTGGGGTAGCGGCTCACCCAAGCGTGAGTTTATGCACGTTGACAATCTGGCCGACGCCGTTAGGTTTGCAATCGAGAATGTAAACGCAACCGACTGCACCAACGGATTCCTAAACGTGGGAACCGGCGAGGAGTGTACCATTCGCCAGCTGTGGGAGCTGGTCGTGAAGATCAGCGGCAAGACAATTGCCACCACATACGACACGTCCAAGCCGGACGGCGCACCAAGAAAACTGATGGACTCCAGTCGGATCAACCAGCTGGGCTGGCGTCACTCGATCCAACTGGAGGACGGACTACAATCAACGTGGCAGTGGATGAAAGACAACTGGAACGACCAGACTGTACGGCGATAAACACCGGCAACCTCGGCGAGCTGCTTGTGTCCAAGGAGCTGGCTGTTCGAGGCTGGTCGGTGTGCCTCCCAATATTTAACGGCAACGTCAGCCGGTTCGATGTGATCGCAGCCAAGAACCAACAGCTGCACCGCATACAAGTGAAAGCCAGCGGCCAGCGCAATGCCGTTCACAACTTTACCACCGGCCACGGCCTACGCAGCAAGGTGCGGTACGACATAGGCGACTTCGACTTTATGGTGCTGGTCGCCGTACCCGTTGAAGACTTTTTTATCCTGCCTGTCGATGTTGCCACGCAACACGTCGGCATAAAGGTTGCAGTCGGCGGTAAATACTGGCAGTACCGCAATCGCTGGGACTTGATCGAGGAGTGAAGCACGCAGCTGAGAGTGCGGCCAACGTGGTCGCCGGTTATTTTATCAACCTCGCGCTGTTGTATGTGCTGATGCACTGGTTTGGATATGCAGTCCAACTGCACGAGAGTGCATCGATGGGCGCAGTCTTCGCCGTGGTCGCATTCGTGCGGGGCTACTCCATCCGCCGATTGTTCCATAGGCTGAACGACAGCCACAAAAAAACCCCACCGACCGAAGTCGATGGGGCCACGAAAGGAACTACGAGTACAAGACGCATTGTTCCCGCCGCAAAAGTAGCTCAGTAAATAAAAAAAGGCCAGCCGGTTTCCCAGCTGGCCCTTGTTAACATATTACTCTAGCTCCTATTTTGTATGCCGCCCCGCTCTCTCAACGAGGATGGAGGGTTACTCGATTTGGTGTTTGCAACCACCACACGCCTTCTTACCTTCAGCCCCCTCGGCAATCTTCCATTACCAGCCTAATCTAGCTGGACGCTTTGTTGAGCAGCTGATAGCTGCCCCCGCTGTGGTGAGGTATCGGTTGTTTCATCGCAGCACCTCCATCTTAATCTGAATCAGCCCCGCATCGGTGTGTGCCAGCTGGCGAAAGGCTGCACGAGATAAATCAATCTCGCGCCCCTTCACGAACGGGCCTCGGTCTGTGATTGTGACCACCACAAAGCGCGGCCCCAGTCTGCACCTAACCCGTGTGCCGAATGGCAGCTTGCGGTGCGCAGCTGTTAGTTTGTCGGGATCAAACAGCGAACCGCTTGCGGTCGGCTTGCCCCGATACTTCTCGCCATACCAGCTGGCTGTGACCAGCCCCGCCTTGTCGCCGATCGCTTTGCCAACGACGATCAGCGGGATGGCTGCGACCATTGCGACAGCTGCCGCCCACTCTAGGATAAACAGCTGTTTCATATGTTGCTCCTTTCCAGCGACTCCTTTGGCGTGCGCCAAGGTTCGCGCTTCATAACTAACTGCTTAACATTCCAACCCTGAACCCCTTTAACCGCCTTCGATTTCGTCGCCGTCGTGTGTCGGCGTTTGCGTTGTTTCGGTTTCTGTTTCATTTGATTGTCTTTCCCTTGGACGGCAGCTCGCGCACACGTCGCTGCACGTTGATGATATGCTCGGCCTCCATCTGATCGAGGAAGGCAGCTGACACTCGGCTGAACTTGTGCGCTCGCTGTGTGCCGAGAGCGATTGCAGCGGTGCGCTTGCGGTTGATTGCACTGCTCATCGCTCCACCTCCCCGTAGTAGTTGCGGTGCTGATATTTGCCTTTGTAAAACGTGACCAGCTTGTAGTCAGCCGTTGTCCAGTGCGGGTTGTCATCCCGCACCAGCACAACGCCGCCACGCCTCACTGCTTCGCGCTCGCCAGCTGTTAGGCTGCTCACCCAACGATAGCCAGAGCCGCGCCCGTTTATCACTCCAGTGCTTGATATTATTGGACTCACGACTGCACCTCCAGTCTTGCCCACGAAGGGGTAGGGATTGTGTTGTCATCGAAGTCGGTAGCTGACAGCTGGCCGTTGGATACAGTCAGCCGCACCCACTGGCCTCGCGGCGCACTCCATCGAGAGCGACCGTCGCCGCCGAGGAACTCGCTGCCCCTCGCGTCCACCTTGTCTCCCTCGTTCACGTCAGCTGAGAAGCGTCGGTGATTTTTGGAACTGCCAATCTCCTCGGCAAACTTGCCGTTGACTCGCAAATATCCGCGCTTGTATTCGCTACGCTTGTAGCTTGTTGTTGTTAGTTGCATCATACTACTACGATCTCCGTTCTAGCTGCTTGCCCGCGAGCTGCCGCGCTTACATCGAACAGCACCTCGCCACGTCTATCCATTGCATACACCCAGCGAACCAGCGACGTGATCTCCTCAAGCGAAGTCTTCACATCAGCTGATCCACCCTCGCCGTCACTCCCCAGCACCACCCCACGCCCAGCTAACGGTTGCCCGCCGTTGACGTTCTTAATGCGGAAGAAATGCGTTGGCCCGTTTAGCAGCCCCTCGTCATCGACGAATATCACATCGCCGTTGGCGAGGTAGCCGCCAGTTGTGAAGCAGCTGCATCCCAGCTGCCGCTGGATTTCCTTGAAGTCATCAATCGGAATTTCAATCGGTTGAACCTCGGCCTTGTAAGGATCAACCAGATACCCCCTTGCGGGGGCATCCGATTGGTTGCTGCCGTCGGCGTGACTCATAGAGTCACCTCCGAACGGCCATTGGTTAGCGCCAAGCTGGCTTGGCGTGCTCCGGCCCGCCGGTTGCGCTCGTACCGGCGATTCAACATCAAGCTGCGCTTGACGGTGTATTCCAGCGTGCCGCGCTTGGTCTTGATCGACTCAAGCTCGGCCACTGATAACCCCATACGGCGTAGTGTCGCCGTCACGTCTATCACCTCCTTGTTATGGTTGGTGGTAGACTTGGCGAACACTGCCCGAGGGTCAGCTTTCGCCACTGCGTGCTTGGAGGAGGAGGCTGGCGCAACCCGAGGCTTCGGGTCAACATCAACAACCGTCTCGCTGCTCACCGTCGGCTGTGACGGTGTCGTATCCAGCTGCCGAACAGCTGGCCTTTGTGGCCGCTTATTACCGAACTTGTCGGTAGCGGTGTGGACGATAACCGCCCCGTCTACCAGCGCAATCGCTGCATAGAGGTCGGTCAGATTGGCCACGTCCAGCGTGACCCCTGCGTATATGCGTGTTTGCATATTCATATTTATTCCTTTCGTTGTTGTTGTTAATTGCGACCAAAACTGGCCCCAAATTTTTCCTCTGTCGCCTCGCCGATTGGCGAGCCTAGACACTGACCGCACGCTGCCTTCGCCAGCTCATCAATGTAACGCTTGGTAAAACCCAGCGCGTCCAGCAGCTCGTCCGTCGATCCTTCTTCCTTCAACTTGGCCTTGAACAGCTGGCTCCAGCTGTCGAAGCCCGCGCTGTCTTCGCCCTCCGCTTCTGCCGCCGCTGCCAGCGCGGTCATCGCCACTGAATGTGTCATCGTGGCTAACAGCGTGGTGAATTGGCTGGCCACTATCCCCGCTGCCAATGCCAGCGGAGTCTTGTCCTTGTCACTGAACAGCTCGTCCGCGTTTGCGATTGCGGTTTCATAAGCTGCCTGCCTCATCTTATCTGTATTCATAATGTTGTTATCCCTTTCAAATTTTTGTTGTTGTTTTTTTAGGTCGATTGAAAAAAGTTTTCTTCACCAAGGTCTTTGTTCGGGGAAGCGTGCATAATAGGCGTTCAGCACCGGCCACTTGAAGTCCAGCTTTTCCGCAACCTCTGCCAGCTCCAGCCCCCCGCGTAGAGACTCGTCGCTGTCCTCCATAAACCCGCCCCATTTGTTTAGCTCGTCCATCAGATTCTGGATTGCCTTGCAACGCGGGTCTGTGTGTGGGTCTGCGCCGTAGTTAATCACCAGCTCGTTGCCAAGCTCCATCATTAGTCTTTTTAGGTTAGTCATATCAGTTGAAAAATATCTGCAATATTTCTTCGCCGAAACAGTAGGCCATCAAGCCAGCTGCCAGAATGACAGCTGCGCCAGCTGTCTCGATTAGTAGGGTGATGAGTTTCATATTATCACCCCCTCGCCCTCGCAGGCTTTGCACTCGGGGTTGATTGCCTTTCCTCGCTCGGTTTCTATGCCGCACTCATCGCAACCGTGGGTTGCTTTCCAAATTTCGTCAGCTTCATCCTCTACCTCTTTGAGCGCGTCCCAAAATTCATCAATGCTAAAGGGGAAAGATAGCGCACGGTGTTCCGTGCCATAGTCTACCCCTTCAACTATTGACCCAACCGCAACCGTTTCGCCGGTGTATATGAAATAAGCCCCGCAGCTTGTGTGCTTGTATGTGTTTCGCTCAACATCAACCAAGCACCTTTCACCCAGCTGCCGCGCTTCCAAAAACTCGTCAAAATTATTTACCTTCATAGCTCGCCCTCCGCGATTACTTGGCGTTCACCCACGCCCTGCCACGGGATGCGGTTCACGGTGAATAGGTCTTTGCCGTCAACGTGCCGAAGCTCGACACGGATGGCCCCTTTGTAGCTGGCAGCTATCGTCGCCAGCCCCGTTGTCTTATGGCCACGCGCCGTCGGCGTGGTCTTGCGCCCGCTCTGCGGGATTGTTGCGTAGTAGTGACTCATAATTTCGTTGCGTTGTTGTTGTTGGCGTTGTTGCCGTTGCTACCTATTCAAGAAACGCCCCCCGCTTTTTTAGGTTGGGCGAAAGTTTTTTTTCCTCGGAGCCACTCGTCCCGTAAGTTGCCCTCGCAAATATTACTCACGGGCGTGGCGCTGGGGTTATCCTTGGCGTGCTGCTCTAGTCTGTCCTTCAGCTGCTCCAGACTGTCGGCGCGATGCCCGAGTCTTGCGGTTCCTCGTGTTACGATAAAATGCTTCATCGGTTTCGGTTCAATATTTCAACCTCCTTTTTTAGGTCGTGCCTAATCTTTTTGCGCTCGCGTGCATACGCGCCCGCGCCTTTGCTCTGTTTGTGTACGCGCTGGCCGGTATTCCAACCGACCAACGCCCGCGCCTTTATTTTTTTAGCTGGCATATTCGTAGGGGCAGGCAATCACCATTCCCATCGTTATCGTGTTACCGTGCCGGATCGCTTCATCATAGGCGCTCGCGTCTGTGCTGTCGTGCGCGTCATCTCGGCACTTGGCAACGTACACCTTGACGGGATCGGCGCTTAGATCGTGGATTTGCACCCACTGCTTTTGCTCCAGCTTTACAGCTATCAGCTCGCGCAACGTGTCAATCCTACCGTGCAAGATGCTCGGCGGTTTGCGGTGCGCGGCCTTTTTCTCCAGCTGGCCGAGTTCGTGGCGCAGCTGGCCCAGTGTTTTGTCGTCGTCGTTATGTAGTTTCATTTTTTTCTGCGCTCTCGCGCTATCGATTGTCCAACTGGCCGCCAGACAACCGAAAGCGGGGGAGGGCTGGCAGCTAATCCGCCAGCTGTACCCACTGCATTAATAGTCTATCCGCTCGCCGTTCCTGCGCCCGCGTAGGCTCGGCTCTTTGGTTGGTAACGTGGCGGGCTGCCCGCCTACGCTGCGCCGGTTTGCGTTTGGTGCGCGGTCTGTTATTCACAGTTGCACCTCCGATCCCTTTTGCTCGGCCTGCTCGTTGTACAGTCGGCGCACCTCTTCCATCGCCTTTGCGGGCGTGCGGTACTTGGTTTGCTCCCGCAAAACCCCAAGGTGAATCACGTCGGACGGTATAGCTGCTGCTGGTATAGTCGCGGCGCTGCCATAGCCGCACTCATAGCCCGCGCCGTCCGTGAACGGATCATTCTCTACAATCCCAAAAAGGATACGGCGCAGCATTGAGGGATGCCCCATTGCAAAAGCCACTGTATCAATATCGAGTACATTTTCAGCGCGCTTGGCGCAGACCATCGGCGCGTAAAACTTGCCGCCCGTGGCAGTGGCGAAAGTCACCCAAATTTCACAACGAGCGCCGCTGCTCTCGATTTGATCGACCAGCGCCGCGACAGCTGCGCCACGGTTAGCAATAACGTCCGCATCAACGTGTGCGCTTGCCGTGCTGTTAATCAAAAACTTGACCAGTGGCTTTTCGCCAAGCTGATCGCCGTCGTTTACCATATGGCACACTTCGCCTGCCACAAAGAGCGGTACGTCCGGATAAGCGCCGCCTACTGAATGTTCCAAGGCTGCGCCGCTGGTTAGCTCAGCTGCGCCGCTGGTGAATATGTCGGTTAAATTAGCCGCGACCTTTTCGCGACCCTCATCCCAACCGGTCAGCGCCAGCTGCTCAGCAGCTGCGAAGTTGGCAGACATTGTCCACTTGGCGTAGTAATCGCCCGCCCTGCGACTGGACACGCTGTCGGCGCTGGTCTTCCATCCCGCCGACGGTTTGCCGCCCGCGAACGATACGGCCTCTGCCACGCTTGGCCACTCTGGTTGGCTGAGTGTTAATTTTCCGAAACCGCTCGGATCAAGTAAATCGGATTGATTTAGCATTGTTCTTTTCCTTTCCTTTTGTTGTTGTGGTTTATGCGTTGGATTTAATATCAGCTTCAATTTTTGCAATTGTCGCAGAATCTAGCGCCTTCCAAACCGCGGCAGATTCGGCCTCTTTTTGTGTTTCCCCAATCGCTAACAATTTGGCCAGCTTGACAGTGGCGCGCATTGAAACGGTATGGCGTATTTTGAGGCGCTCGACGGCCCGCCGGACAGCCTGCACGCGCTCAGCTGCTGCCAAGCCGTTCTCGTAAACACCGGCGATGCTGCGCTCGAGCTTTTCGTCGTACCCAACCGGAACGAATAAAAACCGATCGATCAGAGCGGAATCCTGCTGCTGGCGAGCGTTGTGTTCGCGGGACGCGCCGCCAAGCGCCGTGTTACCGGCCCCGAGGCAGACAAAGTCTTTATGAGCTTCAAAAATGCCGTGCGGAAAGTCGCACCGACGGTTAGCAAGCGACCCGTTTAAGCGCGTTAGCACGTTGGGATTGCTGGCGTCCATCTCATCAAAAAGAAACAGTCCGCCACGAGTAAATGCCTTGAAAAAAGGTGTTTCGTGGTACTGGCCGCCGCCATCAACGAATCCTTGGAAATGGTGCTCGGCGCTAATTTTCGACGTGAAATAAAAATTCAACTCCAAAGCCTCGGCCAGCTGTTTGCCAAGCTCAGTTTTACCAGTGCCAGCGGGGCCGTGGCAGTAAACATCCTCGCCAGCTGCCAACTTGCGGAGCAGTGACGGGAAAACGCTGTGCGTCGGGGCGGTGATCTTTCGCGTTTTCGCGCCGCGAATAATGATTTTCTCAGTGGGCAGCTCAGTTGGCACGCGGTCGGCGATTATCTCGTTGCAAATCGCAACACACTCGTCGCGGTCGATGCCGTTCAGCAGTGATTCAACAAGTGCTTTTCTGTCAACCGGCGTAGTGGTAACAACCGGCGCAGTGGACGGCTTCGCGTCGGCGCTGGCAGCTGCCCCGCCTACAGCTGGCAGCTGCCAGCCTTCCAGCGGGAACCGGCGCTGAATCGCCACGGCGCGGTAGTCGCTCAGTTTATATCCTTTGACTTGGCCATTGATCCAGTCGGCAAACACTGCCCGCCAGTCGGCGCTCGGCATTGCGAGGCAGCTTGCCTTGTTGAGCTGTCTGATATAGCTGCGCAGCTCAGTTTGCTTGAGCTGCATAATATCGTTTTTGTGTTTTAGCATTGTTTTATTTTGTTGTGTTGTGGCGTGATTGCCATTGTATAGTTCAACAAACAGCTGGCGCATTTGCGGTTGGGATGGCAAAAAGGTTGCCGGTTTTATGTCAAAGAGAATTGATGCCGCGCAACTGAAGTTGGCGAAGGCGATGCGAAAAGAGGGCAAAAGCTG